CAAAAAGAGGTTGTTTATGTGATGATAGCACATATTCATCAGAATGTTGCAAAGGTGAATTAATCAATCAAGGTATTGGTTCAACAGTTGCACAAGGTACTTCAACAGTAACACAAGTTGATGGAGAAAGAACAATGGTTAGAACAAATGGCTAACCAATTTATAACAAATATAAATAGTATTAATTTTTAAATAAAAAAAAGAATGAACCCAGAAGTAACAAAGATTGGTAATAAGTTATTTGACAAAGTAGAATTGTCAAGTCAAAAAGTAGAATTTGCTAAATCAATTACAGAAATTGAAAAAGCATATAATGATGGATTGACTTTAAATAAACAATTTGATTTAGCAAAAGCAGAATATAATAAAACAGCACAGTTATTAGCTAAAATTGCTGATGATTTTGAAAAAAAATATTTTATAGCAGTAATGGATGGAAAAGATACATTAAAAGCAGTAAATGATTTAGGAATAACTGGAGCTGATGTAAACTTTTTAAAAACTATAATTTCTGAAATGTCAGGTTTGAGAACAAAAATAGGTAATCCAACAGATTATAAACCAAGAAATTAAATTAAAGTAAATATGAACGTAGTAAATCAAATCAAAGAACTTTTGGGTATGGATGTAAAACTTGCTCAAATGAAACTAATGGATGGTGTTACTGTTATTGAAGCAGAAACATTTGAACCAGAAATGGCAGTCTTTATTGTTAATGAAGATGAAAGAGTACCAATGCCAGTTGGTGAATATATGTTAGAAGATGGTAACGTATTAAAAGTAGAAGTAGAAGGTGTTATTTCTTCTATTGAAATGCCAGAAGAAGAAGCACCTGAAGTTGAAGTAGAAGTAGAAACTACTAAAAAAGAAGAAGAAATGGCAACTGAAGCAGCTACGCCAAAAAGAGTAGTTGAAAGTGTAACTAAAGAAATGTTCTTTTCTGAAATTGAAAAATTAAGAGCTGAAATTGCTGAATTGAAAAGTGTAAAAACAGAAACAGTAGAATTATCAAATGACAACATTGAAGTTTTATCACACAATCCAGAAGCTACTAATGAAGTTAAAATGAATTTATATTCTAAAAAAAGACAAGCTACAACATTTGATGTAGTATTGAATAAATTAAACAAATAATAAAAATAAAAATTAAATAAAAAATGGCTACAACAACAAGTATTACAACTACCTATGCTGGTGAGTTTGCTGGAAAATACATATCAGCAGCATTATTAAGTGCTTCAACTATCGAAAATGGTGGTATTGAAGTAAAACCAAATGTAAAATACAAAGAAGTAATTAAGAAAATTGCTACTGATGCAATCGTAAAAGATGCAACTTGTGATTTTGATGCAACTTCTACTTTAACATTAACAGAGAAAATTTTACAACCAGAAGAATTCCAAGTTAACCTACAATTATGTAAGAAAGATTTCCGTAGTGATTGGGAAGCCGTTCAAATGGGATATTCTGCTTTCGACAATTTGCCACCTTCATTTGCTGATTTCTTATTAGCTCACGTTGCTGCTAAAGTTGCTGACAAAACAGAAAGAAATATTTGGGCTGGTGTTACTGCTAATGCTGGTGAATTTAACGGATTTACAAGATTGTTAACTTTAGATGCTGGATTACCAGCTGCTCAAGAAGTTGCTGCTACTTCAACTAACATTACTGCTGCTGCAACAGTTATCGCAGAATTAGGAAAATTAGTTGATGCTATCCCAGCAACACTTTATGGAAAAGAAGATTTATACTTATATGTTTCTCAAGCAACAGCGAGAGCATATGTACGTGCTTTAGGTGGTTTTGGAGCATCAGGTTTAGGTGCTAATGGTACTAATGCAATGGGAACACAATGGTGGAATAATGGTTCACTTTCTTTTGATGGAATTAAAATATTTGTTGCAAATGGTTTAGCTCCAACAGTTGCTATTGCTGCTCAAAAATCTAACCTTTACTTTGGAACTGGTTTATTGTCAGATAACCAAGAAGTAAAATTAATTGATATGGCTGATATTGATGGTTCACAAAATGTTAGAGTTGTAATGAGATTTACTGCTGGTGTACAATACGGAATAGTTGAGGATATTACAACTTATGGTATTACTAACGCTGCTAACTAATAATTAATTATTAATCAAAATAAGGGTGGTGCAAAAACACCACCTTTTTTTTAACTTTAAATATATAAAAATATGGCTTGTGATATTAGTTTAGGTAGATTAGAACCTTGCAAAGATAGCAATGGTGGATTAAAAGCAGTTTATTTTGTGAATTATGGAGATATTACTAATATTGAATATTCAACTGGTGGTTCTACTGATGCAATAGTTGAAATAAATAATGGTGAAGGTACTGTAAATGCGTACAAATATGATTTGAAAGGTAATTCATCTTTCACACAAACAATTACATCTTCAAGAGAAAATGGTACTACATTCTTTCAACAGGAATTAGCATTGACTTTGAAAAAATTATCAATAGTAGATAATAAACAAATTAAACTTTTGGCTTATGGTAGACCACAAGTAATTGTTGAAGATAACAATGGTAATTTCTTTTTATGTGGCACTGAGCACGGAATGGATGTAACAGGCGGAACTATTGTAACTGGAGCAGCTATGGGAGATTTAAGTGGTTATACTTTAACACTTACAGGAATGGAACCAGTTCCAGCGAATTTCTTTTTTAATAGTATAACTGCTGCTGGGTTTGATATTATAACTGGAGAAGATTAATAATTGTTTTTTTGTTTTTTAATTAAGGGGTGTTTATGCATCCCTTTTTTATTTTAATTCTATATTAAAACAATTTCAATATACTTTTATTTTTAAATAAAAAGATAATGATAATTTTAAAAGAACAAGTAGAAGAACAATCATTGAAATTCATTCCAAGAACTTATTGTGCTACATCAATAGTTTTGGTAAATGAAATGACAAATGAAAGTACTACTATATCATCTGATTTTTATATAGATGGTTATTATCTATACACAACAGCTACATTTGATTTAATAGAAGGTAACTTTTATACATTATCTATTCTTAATGATACTGATGTAGTTTATAAAGACAAAATATTTTGCACAAATCAAGTTATTGCTAATTTTTCAATTAACGATGGTCAATATGTAGCAAATCAAACAACTAATGATTTTATAGTTTATGAGTAATTCAAATATTTCTATTGTAAATTTAAGTGCTTACACAAGTCCTAAAATACAAGAAAATAAAAAGCAAGGTTACATTGAATATGGTGATGACAATAATTACTTTCAATTCTTAATTGATAGGTTCTTATATTCCACAACAAATGGTGCTATTATTACAGGTATATCTAATATGATATATGGTAAAGGTTTAGATGCTTTAGATGCATCAAGAAAGCCAAATGAATACGCACAAATGAAAACTTTATTTAAACCAGATATGTTGCGTAAAGTATGTTTAGAACGCAAACTAATGGGTATGGCTTCTATGCAAATAGTAAAGCAAAAGAATAAAATAGTTAAAGTTGAGCATTTTCCTATTCATACATTAAGAGCAGAAAAATGTAATGATAAAGGTGAAATAGAAGCATATTTTTATTGTGCTGATTGGAGTAAAGTTAAACCTTCTGAAGTATTAAAAAGAATACCAGCTTTTGGTTTTGGTAATGGTAATGAAATAGAAATTATGGTTGTAAAACCTTATTTACCAATATTCCACTATTATACACCAGTTGACTATAATGGTGCTTTAGATTATGCTGTATTAGAAGAGAAAATATCTGAATATCAAATCAATGACGTAAAATGTGGCTTCAGCGGAACCAAAGTTATAAATTTCAATAATGGAATACCGACAGAGGAAATGCGTGACCAAATTAAAGCAGATGTTAAAAACAAACTAACTGGTTCAAGAGGTGATAAAGTAATTGTTGCTTTTAATGCTAATGCAGAAAGCAAAACAACAGTTGAAGATATACCATTAAATGATGCACCAGCACACTATGAATATTTAAGTAATGAATGCTTTAATAAATTAATTGTTGGGCATAGAGTAACTTCACCAATGTTATTAGGAATTAGAAATGGTGATGGTGGTTTAGGTAACAATGCAGATGAAATTAAGACTGCAACTTTATTATTTGATAATATAGTTATTAAACCATATCAATTAGAAATAATAGAAGCATTAAATGAAATATTATATTACAATGATATTAGTTTAAAATTATACTTTAAAACTATTCAGCCATTAGAATTTACTGAATTAGACAATACGCAAACAGATGAACAAGTAAAAGAAGAAACTGGATTAAGTTCACATAATTGTTTTAATTCTAATATTGCAGATGCTTTAATTTCTAAAGGTGAAACTTTGGGTGATGAATGGACTTTAGTAGATGAATTTGAAGTTGATTATGAAAAAGAAGATGAATATGATGCTGAAATTGATTTTATAAATGAAAATAATAAAAAGAATAAAAGTTCATTATCTAAATTATGGGAATTTGTTTCAACAGGAATAGCAAGACCAACAGCTAAAAGTCCAGAACAAGATAAAGTTATTGATGGTGTACAATTCATAACAAGATATGTTTATAGTGGTAATGCAACTGGTCAAAGAGAATTTTGCAATAAAATGATTAATGCAGATAAAGTTTACAGAAAAGAAGATATTATTGCTATGGAAAGTCAAGCAGTTAATGCTGGTTTTGGTGTTAAAGGTGCTGATAATTATTCTATATGGCTTTATAAGGGTGGTGCAAGATGTGAACATAAATGGTTAAGAAGAACTTATGCAAACTTTGAAGGTGTTAAAATAGACCCTACAAATCCAAAAGCAAAAGAAAAGGTTATTAGTCCAGCTATTGCAGAAAAGTATGGTTATAGAATTAGAAATGAAAAAGAAGTTGCTATGAAACCAGCAGATATGCCAACAAAAGGTTTTACACAAGAATATTGGGATAAAATGGGATTTACAAATTAAGATATGGCACAAGCACTATTTGTTACGAGAGATGATATTGTTAGATTTACTGCATTAAATGGAAATATTGATGTAGATAAATTTGTTCAATATATTAAGATAGCACAAGATACACATATACAAACTTATTTAGGAACACAATTATTTAATAGACTAAATGATGATATTGTAAATGATGACTTAACAGAACCATATACAACGCTTTTAAGCAAGTATATTAAACCAATGGTAATACACTGGAGTATGGTTGAAGCATTGCCGTTTTTAGCCATTACAATAGCTGGAAAAGGCATTTATAAGCATACATCAGAAAACGCTACAAATGTAGAAAAAAATGAAATTGATTTCTTGGTAGAAAAAGCAAGGGATATAGCACAACATTATACAAATAGGTTTATAGATTTTATGTGTTTTAATCAAGCAGATTTTCCTGAATACAATGCTAATTCAAATGGTGATATGTATCCAGATAAAGATGCTTATTTTACAGGATGGGTACTATGATAAATAAATATAAACCAAAACAAGCTAACATTAAGAAGTTAGAAATATTTTTAAAAAAAATAGAAAACAAAACTAAAGATGGGATTAAATTTTCAAAATATTAAAGGGGACACATTTGAAGAAGTAACTTTTGAGTTACTATTAAACGATGAACCATATAGTTTAGAAGATGCTATTATTAGAATGCAGTTAAGAAAAGAATATGGTGGTATTCCATTTTTATCTTTAACTTCAGTTGCAAATGCTGGTATAACAATAACTAATGCTGCATTAGGTAGATTTAAAATTAATGAACAAATAATTGATATTTGTGCTTTTAATTACATATATGATATTGAAATTGAATTTGGTGATGGTTCGGTTAAGACTTATGTAAGTGGTAATTTCTTGATTAAATCTGATGTAACAAGATAACTATGTGTGAAGAAATTAACATAAATGTAAATGAAACTAATGAAAATATTAATATTATTTCAACTGAAATAGTTGAGGTTATTGATATTAATGTTGGTGAAACTACTGAAGAAGTTACTTTTAATATTACTGAAGAAGTAATACAGGTAAATATCAATAAAATTATTGGTGGTGGTGGTGAACAAACATTAGCAGAAACTTTAGTATTAGGAAATAATACAGGTGGTACTGATATTTTATTAAATAATGATGATGTAATACAATTAGAAAATAATTCTTCAATTAGAAAAGGAACTTATGACTTTGGTCAAAATGGTGGTGTTTCCCGTATATGTGGTGTAGATTATGAAGATATGTGGCAAGGTGGAATTAGACACGTATTTGATAACAATGGGTATATTAGAAATTCAACAAATGGATTTAATGTAGTACCTAATAGTTACTTTGATATTACTTCACGTTTTAAAATAGGTTCTATTTGGACATTAGATGATGGAACTAATTATATTTGTACTGATGCAACAGAAGGTGCTGCTGTATGGGAACTTTACAATGTAATACCTACAAACACTTCGGATTTAACAAATGATGGTGAAGATGGTGTTAATCCTTTTATTACTGCTGCTGATATACCATCGGCTGTTACTTCAGTAGGTTTAACTATGCCTTCAGCTTTTACTGTAACAAATAGTCCTATAACTTCAAGTGGTGTTATTGCTGTAACAGGTGCTGGTTTAGTTTCGCAATATGTTAGAGGTGATGGTACACTTGCTAATTTTCCATCTTCAACAGGCGGTGGTTCATCAGTTAATTATTATCTTAATGGTTCAGTTTCTCAAGGTACATTTGGTGGTACTACTTATTATGAAATGAGTAAAACACCAATTCTTGGTGCTGGAACTAATTTTACAAGAACAAATGGACAAGGTAATGGATATATAGCATCTTTTATAACTGATGCTGGTGACCCTTCATTTTTAAATATACCAGCTGGTAATTGGAATTTAGAATTTTATTTTCAATCAAGTGCATCAGGTGGAAGTCCACAATTTTACGCTGAACTTTATAAAGTAAGTGAAACGAATACATTTACACTTGTTGCAAGTGGTTCAACAAATCCTGAAGGTATTACAAATGGTACAACTATTGAACAATACTATACATCAATTCCTGTTCCACAAACTTCATTACTTATAACTGATAGGTTAGCAATTCGTATTTATGTAATTACAAGTGGTAAAACTATAACATTACATACAGAAAATGGAAATCTATGTGAAGTACTTACAACATTTACAACAGGATTAACTGCTTTAAATGGATTAACCCAACAGGTGCAATATTTTGATGTTGGAACAGGAGCTACAAATTTTAATATATCATCAAGTGGTGATACACATACATTTAATCTATTATTTAATATAAGAAGAAATGCAAATAATTCTTCTAATAATAATATAAATTATAATGGATATGCTGTAACAGGTTCAGCAGAATCAGCAGCAGTATGGACAATAACAAGATTAACAATAGCTGCAAGTGGTTCAATCACAATAGCAACCGCTACAAACGTAGCTTGGACAGATAGAGAAACAACAATATATACATAAAAATTATGCCAATTACAAGTACAAATCCAATAGAAGTAGACGGAAATGTTTATCCATATTATATGGTAAATTTAGCAATATCGCCATTGGTTAAACCAACTGATATAGGTGGTAGTGTAGCTATGAGATTAACTCCTTATAGAGTATTAGAAGATGGGAGTTCAGTAAGTTTACCTGACAATTCAATACCTATAACCTATATGGATGTTTTTGATAGTGGAGACACAGACGCTATAAATGCAGCAGCAACAATTATGAGTGCTTTGCAAACATTTATTAATGATAAAAATCTATAATAGATGGCTAATTATAGAGCAATAGCATCAGGAAACTGGAGTAGTTTATCAACTTGGCAAGATGACAGTTTAGGTTATTTTGCTGCATCTACTGTTTTGCCCACAACAAATGATACTGTTTATTCAAATAACTTTACAGTTACAATTGATGGAACAAGATTAGCAAGTAGTATAAGAAATAGTACATTTACACCACCTACAACATTAGGAGCTGTTGCAACTGCAACAATGACATCAAACACTACACCAAGTGGAATTGCTGCAGCAAGTGCTGCTCAATCTCCTGCTTGGCAAGCATTTGATAAAAATATTACAACATTTTGGCAGACACCTAGTTCAGGTCAAACAGGTTGGCTCTCATACCAATTCCCAACAGGAAAAATAATAAAAAAATATGGTTTTAATTCTGTAGCAACAACCACAATAAATCCAAAAACTTGGACTTTTGAAGGAAGCAATAATGGTTCAACTTGGACTGTATTAGATACACAAACAAATTTTCCTACACAAGCAAATACCTTTTATTCGTTTGACATAAGTTCAAACACAACATCATATACATATTATAGAATAAATATAACTGCTACAACAGGAGGAGCATCAGGTATTGCACTTTATGAATTTGAAATGTCAGAGGTTACAAACCTTTATGGAAATGTAGTCGCAGGGGGTCAATTTATATTTGCTAATAATGGTGTATTAACTTGTAGTGCATCACCTGCTATTGTTGTAGGAGCAGCATCAGTTCCCGTTTTAGAAATGAATTTAGCAAGTCCAAATACTGCTACTTTTAATGGTAGTGTTTTGACAATGACAAATACAAATACTTATATAGCTATTAGGCATTCAAGTACGGGCACTTTGAATTTAAATGGAAATTTTACCATAGATGGAAATCAAGGAAGGAGTTTAATATCGGTAACTTCAACTGGAACTCTGAATATTGTTGGTGATATTTCATCTACTGCTACTGGTCCTAATGCTACTATTGCTGCTATATTAATGACTACTGCTGGAACTATAAATATTACTGGGAATGTTACATCTTCAATTAATACTCTATTAGCATCATCTCCTATTAACATAAGTTCTGGAAGTGTAAATATAACTGGAAATACAACTGCAAACGTAACACCAGCAGTTTATTTAGTTGGTGCAGTTAATTATACTCAAATAGGAAACGTAAATGCTTCAACAGTACAACCAGCAATTTTTAATTTAACATCTGCTGCAACGATTTCAGTTACTGGAATAATTACTGCAAATACTGGTTCTCCAGCAATATACTCATCTTTTGCTTTAACTGGTAATTATTCATCTGGTACTTATGTAAAAGTAAGTGGTAACGTAGTTAATTCAACTAATAATATGGCTATTGTAGCACCAAGAGTTACAATAGACACAAACACATCAAGTTGGTTATTTCAAATAAGTACAGGTGGTGATAGAACACTTTATGCAGCAGGCGTAGCTTTAGGAAATCCAGCAACAAACAATGTAAGATTTGGTACTACTTATGGTGCATCTGGTGAACTTACAGGAACATTGATTGTGCCATCTCCATCTAATGTATTACAAGGTGTTGGAACAGATGCTACAGTGGGTACATTATTAATGACACCTGCAGACTTTTGGAACTATCTTATATCAAGTGGATTTGCTGCTAATAGTATTGGAGACAGATTACAAAATGCTTCAACAGTAGCAACAACTGGTGGGCAAATAGCATCATATACAATATAACAATGAGTAAAGAAACATTAGATAGATTATTAAATAAATGGATAAGCAGAAAGCTATTAGTTTTTATAGTAGCTT